CTGGTTATCGGTTTTACGGGTACTGGAAACTGTTTCGTGATGGAAGGCTGCCCTGAGGATGGTAGAGTAATCGCCCCAATCCTGCTTTTTTGCCCCACTCATGGTATCGGCTTCGGTTTCGCAAATAATGCCCTGGCCATCGTTGGCTTTCAAATGTTCTATCATCCTTGCCTTGCTGCAATCGGCAGGAATGAAAATGATTTTAAACGGTGGTGCTTGTGGCTTTTCGGGACTTGGTTCACCTTTCTTGCGGCTGCGTTCCAACTGTTTGAAATCGGACATTTCGTTGTCGTGTATCTTTTGAGCATCCCTGCTTTGCTGCAATATCTTTTGATGGTATTTGTCGGCCAATCGTTTGGCGTTTTTCAAAACACCTTTGCCACTTGCTGCCGGGGCAATAATGAAAGTGTACAGATGCGGATATACTCTTTCCTGAAAATACACCCCTGTAACATTGGGCAAACATCCGCTGATGATGGAGATTGCACCAGTAAAGAAAACATCCCGTTTTCGTTTGTCGGTAAATGCCCTTGCACCATCTTTTAGCAATAGCGGCAAAGCATCGTACACTGCATCGGGAATGGTGGGAGTGGTTTTTAAATAATCTTCCAAAGGGTCTTCTTCGGGCAATGGCTGCAACTGCTTTGCAGGTTGCAACTTTGCAGTGTTTGCAAACTTTGCAAACTCGCCTACGTGGTGGGAATAGGCACTTTTTACTGCCTCTTTAATTTCTCTTTCAGGTAAGTCAAAATGTTGCGTACATAAAAGTTCAGTATCGGACTGCGATAAACCAGCTCGGTTGCAATTAGAAGCAAGCAGATAAATATAATTGTTCCTGTTTCCATCGGTGTATGATGCTTTTTGATTTGTGAATTGAATTTGTTGATTGAAAAGAAATGCAGCGTTCAGATTTGTATCAGGTAAATCCTGCATTACTGGTGCTGTGGGTTGCTGCTGTTGCTTAACCTCTTGCTTGCTGATAATTTCCGGTACTTGTACTTTGAATTTTTCATTGTAAATATTCTTGTACAGTCCAGGGTGATAACTCACAAAGCAAAGCCGGGTTATATCCTTGCAGCTTGGGTCTGCCTTCAATCCCGTTGCTTCTTCGTAATACTTTTGCACTTGTAAATAAGCGATGTCGTGCTGTTCAATATCTGTATCAATTTCAACAAACACTTTTAAACCGTTACCGCTTGGGCTGATAAAGCATAAGAAGGTGTAAGGAATTTCGGAAATGACTTTGAAAGCTGTACTGAGTTGTTCAGTTGTTAGCTTATCAAAATCTAAATGCACAAAGCCGCTGTACATTTCAAGAAACTGCATTTGCCTTTTCTCTGTAAATACTGCTGATGGAGTGAATGCCAACAGTTGCTTTTTCTTATTAGCAGCTTCTTCCGTTTTACCGTGCTCCAGTAAAGTCCTGATTTCTTCAACCTCTGCTTTGTATTTGCCGGAAGCAATATCATTACCGATAAGCAGCAATGATTTCTTTTCCACCGGCACGGTGAAGTTTTTAAATATCGTACATGATGCCATTGTTCTGTTCTTTCAGTTAATTAAAAAATTCTACTTGCTGCGTTTGTTGCGGATTACATAGTCAGTTGCCAACTGGTCAATTTCATTGGCTGCTGATTGGCGGTTACGTTGTAACCAACTATCCAACTCCTCCCGTTTGAAGTAGAGTTTTTTACCCTGCGGACAGAAATGGGGAATGTGCTTTGTACTTGTGAGCTTGTACAAATGCGAAGGGCTTACATCTAAATATTTGCAAGCCTCATTAAAGTTCAGGACTGTTTTTTGTAACAGGTTTTGCTCATCCAGCTTGTTAGCGATTTCGGTGAGCTTGTCTAAGATTAATTCTTCGTGTGCCATCTTTTTTAAATTTTTAGAATGATGGCACAAACCTCCTAATTGCTTGAGGGGCAAAGGTTAAGGGGTTAACCCCTTACTCAGAATACTGAATAATCTTAATGTTTTTTATTGCAGTTGTTTAAAAATCTTGTCAATGTTTGCACTCTCCTTTGGCTCAATTTTATTCTTTGAACTACTTGCCGAAAGGTTGTTTGCTTTTATCAATGTGTCCTTCTTTGAATAGAAGATTTTTGATTTCTCAATGTTTGCCAATGTGAGGCTATTGAAGTAAGGCATGAACTTATCAATACAGTAACGGAAGTGTTTTGTTTCGCAGCCTAATTGAATTTTAATTGCACCTGGCAAAATACTTTTTGCGGTGAAGGCTTTTATAAGTTCATCTGCACTGGTAACATCTTCATTGAGTAGGTCTATCTGATAGCACAATTGATTTACTACTGTGGTCAGCTTTGCAACATCATCTTTGAAGCCAAAGCAAACAGTATCTTGATTACCGTTGTACTCTGTATTGCCTTCTGCATCTGCATCAGGCTTTCCGATATACTCTATTTGTTGAACTGCGGAAATTGGCAATTCCAAATCCAACAGGTAAAAATCATCCAGTGAAATGGTTTGCTGAAGTTGGGTTTCAAATGCTTTCTGAATGCTGAAATAAAGCAGTATCAATGAATGTTTGAGGTAATGCAAAGCAAAGTGAATATGATTGCTGCTTTCATCGGGTGCTGTTGTAAAGCCTTGTTCCTGTAATTCGGCTGCTGTTTGTTTGGCTAAAACTTTTATATCGTTCAGCACTTTGCCAATCTGATATTGTATGTCAACTAAATCGGTAAGTGTTGCTGCTTGCAGCAATACAGCATTGTAAACACGAAGTGTTTCTGCTGTTATTACGAAGTAATAGAAATTTGTAACCGGGTCTTTGTAACTCGGCAAATCTGTTTTGTATTGCAAGGGCTGCAACGGGTCTTTAGTATTGGAAGCAACAGGCAGAAGTTTTTGAAGGGTGGGAAAGTCAGTAAGTAATGCTGTGATTTGCTTATGCAAATCGGCATTGGTTACTGGTGAAGCTGATTTTGCAGCTTTCACCAATTCAACAAACCGCCTTGTGTTGGTGGTGTCAAGTTTCCACGGCTTTAAAGCACCGTGCATTATGCTGTCTAATATTTTTACTCCCATTTCTATAAATCAATTTTGATGCGGTTTGCAGCTTCTTTCTTTTTATGGTCAATCACCTTTGCATAAATCTCTGTTGTCTTTAAATGCTTATGCCCTAACATTTTTGATACTGTGTAAATATCACTACCTAAAGTTAATTGTAATGTTGCGTAGGTGTGCCTTGCACAGTGAAAGGTGATTGTTTTGCTTATCCCTGCTCTCATTGCCCACTGCTGCAACCGAAGGTTGTGCCAGGCTGAATATTTCAATCCTATAAAAACTCTTTCTTTTGGTTCGCCTCTTTCACCTAACAAACCGAAAGCCTGTTCAGAAATGGGTAATGTTTCAGAGCCTTTTGTTTTCTTTTGGGTGTAGCGGATGTAATGCCCGATTTCATCAGAGTATTGCAACTCCATCCATATGAGTTTTTGAATATCACTCCAACGCAAACCAGTTAAGGCACTGAACAAGAAAGCTGTTTTCATTTGCGGTATATCGCATTCAGCTTTAGCCATTGCCTGTAATTCTTCTTGTGTCAAAAATTCTCTTTCCGGTTCACCTGCTTTTATTCCTTCAATAGTATCGCATGGGTTACGCTGAATGATTTCATCTTTTAAAGCCTGTTTTAATGCTGCCCTTACTTTATTGAAATAAGAGCTTTGCGAATTTTGGGAAAGTGGCTGATTGGCTGGTGTACGGGCTTGCTTCATCAGGTATTCTTTGAAACCTTCTAACCATGCCTTATCTACTTGGGTAAATGTTATATCATGCTTACAATACTTCTTCATGTGTTTAAGCACACTATCCCAATTGCCATAGTTACCCTGACTGTCTTTCCTTTCTTCCATGAGGTATTCAAAGTAGCGCAGGAAACTGCCTTTCATCTTGCCCTGGTCTTGGAAACCATAGATACCATTCTGCAACTCCAAATGTCTTTTGCTGCGGATGGCTTCTGCAAGTGCTAAGTTCTTACGGTTTTCTTCCTTCTGTTCCTTTGTCAGTTTACCTTTCTCCGGGTCGGGATAAAGTGTAAGCTGCAAGTGTTCATAGTTGCGTTTGCCTTGATGGTAGTAGTCAAGGTATAAAGTGATTTTATCACCTTTGAGCCGTTGGCGAAGTGTTACTTTCATTCTTTCAGTTATTTAAAAAGATTATTGATTTCTGTTCTTGGAATGATAGTACGACTGCCCAACTTGGAAGCCTTCAAACTTCCTGCATCAATCAGCCTGTAAATGGTCCATCTGCTGGCTCCGATTAACTGGCAAGTTTCCTGTACACTCAGGAACTCCTTTTGGGTTACAATGGGGTTGAATGGCTTTTGCTCATTCTCTTTTTGAATGACAGCTTCAACCTTTGCATTTCTTGCCCTCTGTTTGTAGGCTGCACTTGCACAGCGATGGGAACAACATTTAGTTGTTGTCTTCTGTGCAATGAATTTTTTGCCGCAGTGCTGACAGGTTTTTTCTACTTTAATCGTACTACTCATCTTGTTGCTCTTTGTGGCTAACTGTTGCAGGGTGTAGCTGTGTGTAGCACCATTTCACCACTTACTGAATTTTTGTTGCCGGGAAACATGGGCAACAAATCAGGGCAACAATTAGGCAACGAATATAAGTAAAAAAGTAGAGATTGGCAACAAATAAAAGAAGGATAAAACCGTTAAAATCTATGAAAAACAGGCACTTAACAAACAAAGGAAATATAATTACTTTCCGGTTTGGAAAATAGCAAAACTTTTGTTTAGTATGTCTTCACTTCTTTCCATATTAAAAAAGAAATGTTTTTACTTTTTATAGCTTGCACTTTTTCGAATTCTTTACCACTAAGTTTAATTTCTTTTCCTTCACTGTAATGAGTAAAAATATCTTGTCCGTTAAAAAACCAAACTTCAAATTTATTCGGCTGCAAATCTTGCGGCCTTATTATTCCTGCTTCAACTGCTTTGAGTAATCTTATTTTTTCATATCTCGCTAAATTCTTTCCCATTGTGTGAATTTACAACTCTTTCAAATAATTCATTCAGTTGCTCATCAGGCAGCCTTTCAAAACCAATATCTAAACTTTGCGCCTGTAATGTAGGTAATGCAAACTTTAAAAGTTTTTCAAACATCATTAATCTGTCTTTAGGCTCTAAGGTTTTCCAATCTGCTTTTATCTGCTCCCTGTTTTCCTCAATGAATGAAGTAATCCACTTTCTTAAATCATTTGTTGCTTTGTTTGGCGTTCCTTTAGGCCGTCCGGCCATGTTGCCGCTTATTCCTTTTTCAAATGGCATAATATTGATTTTTTATTGTTGTTTGCAATAGCTTAAGTCTTTCTAAGTAAGGTAAAAAAGTCTTGTTTCCGTTGTATAATTTCAAAGTGGCAATGTGGCTTTCAATGAATAAGGAACAGTTTGTTATTGTACTACATTGGTCCAGCTTTATGGGTTGAGTTGGCAGCTTAATACTTGCAAAGTAGTTTTCAAGTTCGGCAATATCCTGCTCCCAGTTTTCGGGTTTGGGTTTTAGTGCTTCAACTTTCGGCAAAGTTTCAGGGGGCAAAAAATAAGTTTGTTTAGGAGCTTCACTTTTTTCACCTTTTTCACTTTTTTGGGGTTTTATTGTTTCTGTTTTTCTGAATTTTCGCCAATCCAGTTTTATTAAATAGTCTGCAAGGTCTTTGCCTTCGCTTTTGTCCTGCTCCGGTGCTAACTGCTCCAATAAGTCCGAAAATATAAAGCTTGTTCCGGGTAAATGGCCTTCGTATTCTTTGGCTTTGGTTTCCCATTCCCTGAACGTGCTGCCGTCTTTTGAAAGGTCAGGAAACACATAAATAAAACGCCCCTGTAATACTTTCAGCTTGTCAAATGAAAAACTGCTTTTATTATAGACTGCCAACCAAATACAATCCTTTAAAAATGTATTGCTTTTATTGAAGTATAACCAACCGTAAACTGCTGTCTTTGGGGCTTCCACTAATACAACGGGGTTGCTATGGTATTTACTTAAAAGGTGTTCGCCAAATAAACAGGAAACTTTTATTTCATTTTTATTGTACGCTTCCAGCCATTCAGGTAACGGCTTATTGTTCCGGGTGTGGTGCTTTTCAATTATTGAGTGTAAAAAATCTGTCCCGGTGGTGTGGTTCGTTTCATCAAATTGTTTTACCTGAATAGCTCTTACATTTCCGTCTTTGTCAATAAAGGGAAAAGTAATTGCACCAGCCCTGTAATCATTACGGACCGTTCCCAAATTGTATTGAGAAACTACCTGCTCAATTGCTTTTACTTCAAAAGGGAATGGAACACGGCTTAACAAGTTTTGAATAAAAATATTTTGTTCGTACCCCTGCCTTGTTTGTGCAAATACATCAAAAGGGATAAATACAGGTTCATGTTTTGAGGCTGCCTTTATTCGTGCTATTGGCCGCTGTGGCTTCCATTTGCCTGAATAGTCGCCCCGTTCCTTTTCAAATACGGCTTTACTGTATCCGTCCTTGTAGGGGTTTAGGTGGTACGAACATTTATTTTCACGGTCGCAACGTCCGTACTGATCCGGTAAATAGTCGCCTGTTTCAGTATCAATATACCTAACAAAGGTTTTTTTCCCACAATCAGGGCAACGGTGCTTTTTGCTGCCTCTTTCTAAACTATATCTGTATTCTTTTACCATCGGTGAAAAAAGTGAAAAAAGTGAACGCTCAAAACAATCTTTTTTTTTGCATTAAAAAGCCCCGTTTTCAAATGAAAGGAAAGCCACGTTTCCAATATTCTTTTTCTCAATTTGCACCCCAAAACCTTGCAGCCTCTTAATAAAATTGGTTTTATTTACGGGCTTAAATCCGTCATCTAAACAGTAGGTCCTGTAAGCTGTGTAAAGTTCTTTTACTACTCTGTATTCGTCGGGGCTGGGTTGGTAGCCGTTTTCCTCAATGAATAGTTTAACACTATCTGACTGGGTTTTATACTTTTCAACAGCTTGCTTTGCTGCCTCACAATCTGAAAACTTCTTTTGTTCTAAAAGCGTGTTAAGTCCTTCCAGCACCCAGTTAAAAACTCCCGAAAGTTCACTTTCAATAATCTTCGTGTGTAGCTGCTTATCCTGTTCGTGTTCCGGTATTGTAACATCAAAGGGAATAATTAAAAACCGTCTGAAATAGGCGTTTGTATGTTCTACTTCTTTGGGTAACTCATTACAATTGAAAATCAATTTAGCATACTGCTTTATTTGCATTGGCTTGCCATAAGGTAAACGGGCTTCAACCGGTTCACCTGAAACTAACTGTTTGAAAATTGAAGTTTCAAGATTACCGTTTATTTCACTTGCATAGTTTACAAGCTTGTTTGCAATCATGGCCCTATAATATCCGGTTGTATCGGTAAGGCTTTGTAAAGAATAACTACAAACATTTTCAACTCCCAGTAAAGCATTTACAATTTCAAAAAAAACAGACTTGCCATTTGCCCCAGTACCGTAAAGTATTAAGGCTTTTTCCTCTTTCAGATTATTGTTCCCATTCTTTACAAATACGTACCCTAAAAATTCAGCAAGTATTTTCTGTCTTTCTATGTCCGGCAAAACTCTATTTAAATACAATTGAAATAAGGGGGCTTTTGCTTCAGGGTTGTAATCGAAAGGTAATTGATAGGTAAGGAAGTCGCCCCTGTCAAACGGCCTTAACTTTGTTCCCCTTGTGGTTACCTCAAACGTCCCATTTTTAAGATTAATATAAACCGCTTCTTTTGGTGGTTCGGGTGTTGGCAAATATGCAGTTGAAATAAATTGTTTGATTAGTTTTTCACGAAATTCATAAAACCTTGCCGTGAATTTTGCAACGCTCATTTTTTCGGACGCTTCACCTAAAAACTTTTGAAAAACCTCTTTTTCTATGTATGCCCAATAAGCACCGTTATACAGGTAAATAAACTCCATGTTTTTACATAAGCCCCAACGTTTTTTTTCTGCTATCAATAAAACGTTTTCTATTGATAAAACTAAATAGTGCTTAGTGTTTACTTTAAGTTTATCCAGTTGCTTTAATATTTCTTTTGTCTGCTCACTTTCGGGGCTTAGTGCTTCAAGTTGTCCCCGTAATTTTTCAACCTGTGGAAAGGCTAAGGCTTCAAAGTCCAACGGTTCAAACTGTCCAACTAATTGATTTAAAATTTCCGTGTGTGGTGTGGGTTCTGTATTCTTTGTAATGTCCTGAATGTGTTTAAGTATTGTTTCGGGCTTATTAAGGTCGTTAAATTCAGGGTTTATACTTATTGCTTCCATTTTAGAAAAGGTTTAATTGTGAATTGATAGGGGCTTTCGTTACGTCTGTGGTTAAGTACCAGGCCTTATACCCTGTTTTCTTACAGGTGGTTTTTACTGTTTCCCAAAGTCGCCCTGCCTTTTCTAAATCCCTTTTGTACCGGGTTATACATTTTTGAGGAACTCCCGTTGCATCAGTAACCATTGAAGCAGTTGCAGTATGCCTTTGTAAATATTGAAATATGGTTTGCAGTTGGGTTTTAGGTGTATTACCTTCGCCTTGTCTTTTATGCTGGGGATTGTTATGTTTAGGCATGGCAACCTCCTTTTTTCTTTAGGTAGTTTTCGGCTTCTGCTGCTGTTTCTGCCAACGTCTTTTTTCTGCCTTGCCTTAACCAGGCATCAATTTCAGATTTTAGAAACCTCAACTTTTTACCGCCTTTATGTACGGGAATAGTACCAGCGTTTACCCAGCCGTAAACTGTGGATTTTGTAGGTTTGTCCGGGTGGTACTGGCAAAGCTCTGTGAGGTCAAACCAACGGTCGGGGTCGGTAGGTTGTTCGCTGTGCACCTGCTTGCTATTCTTTAAACAGGAATTAACACAGTCAATAATTACCGTTTGCAAATCTTCAATCGGTAACGAAATAAAAACTGTTTTTTCCATATCATTATAATTTGATACAGCAAAAAACAGCATACTAAAAAGCCCTATTTTCCCAATTTTCCATTTTGGGTATATTGGGAAAGTATTGTTTTAATATCTAATTCGATTTTATCGTTTTCAACCCTTTTATATTGCTTCCTGAACTCGCTTGCATCTTTTGAAAGGTTAAGCCCTTTTATTTTTTGGTTCAGTACGTCTTTGTAAACAGCATCTTTGAAATGCTTAATCAATGGTTGGGGTTTATGGTTCTTTAATACCTTAACCCACAAAGGAAATACCCCTTTCGCTTTGCCTATGTAATTGTTTATTGCATCAATTACAGGGGGGTGTAATTCACTTAATATTTTCAAACAGGGTTCAGCGTGTTCGGGGTTGTAAAAAAGTCCCTCAAATGTTTTCGGTATTTCCTGTTCCGCTTTCGTTTCAGTTTGTTGAGGTGGCAATGGTTCTAAGTTTGGTTGCTGTCGAACATTTGAAGGGTTTAAAATACTGTTCGGTAAAGTAAATTTTGTGTGTCCCTGCTGAAGCAATTTTGCAACTTCCCTAATATCATTTACCGGTATTGCTTTTGTTTCAAATCCTTCAAATTCGTTGTGCTCAGTTTCATTAAAAAAGTCAAAAAGTTTTTTGGTCACTTTGTCGAGGTCTGCAAAGAAAATCTGCAATGAAAAAAATGTTTTATGGGTGTTGTTTCTGTATTCAATGTATTGGCTTTTATGTTTGAATATTTCGGGTAAATCCTCTTTGCTAAAATTCTCCTTTAGTTGGTGTATTTCGGGGCTGTTCCAATTCCAAACGGTTTCAGTATTATTCGGGCCGCAAATGTTCAACTCCCTTGCTTTGGCTTTAATTAAATCCGAAGTATTGTCCTGTAATAACTTAAACAGCTTATCAATTTTAGTTTGCACCTCATCATATTTCAATTTGTCTTTAAAATTTGCTCCTGGTCTTAACTTATTTCTCTCTGCTATCAATAGTTCCAGTTCACTAATTAAATCATTGTACTGGTTGAAATTATCAATGTTTGAATGTAAGTATTCAATGAATTGAAACAGGCTTTTTATTTTATCGGCTATCATTCGTCTTTTATGCTTTTAAGTAAATAAATTATTTCTTAAATCCTATCCGTTCCCTTTTATCAAAATCAATTTGCTTTTGTTTTTCGCCTACCAAATAATTGATTGCCTCATACACATCTTTAAATTGCTTGTTGTATTTGCGTTCCAGCTTTGCAATTTTTTCGGCTAAATCTTTATTGCTAAGTACAAGCCCCCGAAGCTGTACAAAAGCCCTCACAATAGCAATGTTTACCTGTATGGCTTTATCACTTCTTAAAATACTGGCAAGCATCGTTACCCCATGTTCGGTAAAAGCAAACGGCAAAGCACCACCCAAAGCCTGTATGTTAGGTATCACATTTTGTGATACCAGGTTTGCCGCTTCTTTCTTTGTAAGCTGGAACATAAAGTCTTTTGGAAAGCGTTTGATATTGCGCTTTACAGACTGTTTTAATACCCTTGTTTCTACTTCGTACATTTCGGCTAAATCAAAGTCCAACATTACTTTTTGACTTCTTATTTCATAAATCTTATTTTGAATTACTTGTAGTTGCATAATTATTTTTTTTCAATTATTTGGTTTATTTTATAAGGTGCTAAAATTACACCTCAAAAATCTAATTGTATTTTATCTGCCGCATCCCTTTTGGTTTGGTCTATAATCTTTGCGTAAATCTGTGTGGTTTTTAGTTCACGGTGTCCCAGCATTTTACTAACTGTGTAAATATCTGTTCCCTTTGATAGTTGCAAGGTGGCAAACGTATGCCTGAAACAATGAAAGGTTATATCCTTCGTTATTCCGGCTGCTCCAATCCATTGGTACAGGTGTTTGTTTTCATAAGCTGAATAAGTAAGCCCCTCAAATACTTTGGTGGTGGGTTCTTTAGGTTCACCCAATAAGCTGTAAGCCTGTTCGGAAATTGGTAATACCTCAACCCCTTTTGTTTTTTGCTGTGTGAACTGTATTGAATAACCGTTTTCAACGCTGTGGTGTATTTCACCCCAAACAAGATTTTTAATATCTGAAAACCTCAACCCGGTAAGGGCTGAAAATAGGGCTGCACGTTTCAATAAAGGGTTATTACATTCCGTTTTTACAAGGCTGTTCAGTTCCTCAATGGTTAAAAAGTTCCTTCGGGTTTCTGCCTGCTTTATGGGGTCAATCTTTGCGTTCAGGTCGCTTTGTAAATACCCGTCTTTATACGCTTGCTTTAAAGTTGCTTTCAGCTTATTGAAATAAGAAACTGCTGAATTTTTGGCAAGGGTTGTTTTTCTGCTCTTATTGCTTTTGGTAGTAAGTAAAAATTCTTTGAACTCATTACAAAACTTTTCGTTGAGGTCGGCAAACTTCAAATTTCCCTTTGTGAATTTTTCAAGGTAATTGTAAGCTGAAACCCAGTTATCATGGTTTGAGGCTTTGCGTTTGTCGGCAAGGCTTTTGAAATAGGTAACAAAATTCAGTTCGCCCTGCTCCTTTATTTTTAGTTGCTCCCTTTCGTACCCTGTATAAATTTCGGGCTTATTAAGGTGGTTTTCTTTTTTCTGCCTTATCTGTTCAGCAAGCTGTAAAGTTTCTTTGTTATGCTGCTTATCAATAGGGTTCTTTGCCTTATCAAAAAGGTACAGCCCTAAAAATTCCCTTCGGGTTGGTTCGCCTGTTTCGGGGTGTGGTATGGCTGGGTAAAAATCTAAATACAAACTTTGCCTGTTCCCTGAAATTTTCTTTTCTCTTAACTTAACTTTTATTGCCATTGTCTTTTATGCTTTAGTGTTTAACTCAATAGTTTATCAATTACCGTTTTCGGAACGTATGCAAACCAGCCCTTTTTTATTTTGGGTATGCTGTTTCTTTTAATAAGGTCTTGTAAGGCTGTTTCTGAAATTCCGTATTTACTTTGTACTTCGGTAAGGGTATAACATTCTGAAATATCAAAGCCCCCAGCCTGCCCCCAGTTGTTTAATTCCTGCTTTTGTGTTTCGGGTATTCCTTCGGGCTGTGTTCGGTTGGTTGGTCCTTTAAATAGTTTGTCAATATCTGAACGCTTTACAATAGTTTTCTTTTGCAAAATATTTGTCGCCCTCAATTTACCTGCATTGATAAGTTTGTAAACATTTTGCCGGGAACAGCCTATTAATTTTGAAACCTGTGTTACCGTTAAAAATTCTTTGGCTTTCAGTTCCTCAATAGGTCGGGTTTTTATTTGCTGTGTTTCCTTATTACTGCTTTCAATCTTTGCAGCCTTTATCCTTGCCTTGTATGCCCGTTTACTGCACGTATCACTACAATACTGGGTTACTGTGGTTCGGGCTGTGAACTCATTACCGCAATGCTGGCAAATACGTTGTACCTTAATATTTGAACTCATTTTGTATTGTTTTGTATCAAAGTGTTTAAAAGTGTAAACTATGTAACCTTAAAAAATGGGTTGAGGTACAAATTCGCCTTTCAACCCATGTTAAGGTACAACTAAGGTACAAATATTCCATAAATAAACAAGTATTAAGACAAAAGAAAGGTATAATTAAGGACATTAAAAATGCCCTGTTTTACAGTGCTTTATGTAGGTTTTGTAAGACTTTAGTATTTAGTTGTTTTGTGGTAGTTACTTTCCGATACAAAACTTCGAAAAAATATAATCCAGTTGTTCTTCATTGCTCACAGTTCCGGTTATTTCTCCAAGGTATTGAAGACAGCGACGGATGTCTAATGCCAACAGGTCGCCGGGAATTTTGTTTTGCAATCCGG